CTGCCTGAAGGAGTTGCACAACTGTTGAGGCCTCGCTGGGAACACCGCAACCTTTCGGGCGACAATGATGGTTGCACTAGCTTTGCGAGTGACAACTCGGACTGCCACGCGGAACTGCGTCAGTCCTCGGTAAACCTCAAAGTCGGCGTCGACGAACATGGGCGAGACGCAAGGTTGAGTGTAAGCGTCAGCCTCGGAGTCCCCAGGACAAACGAGCATAGATCCATCTTCGTTGTAACGGAAGGTGAACAGCTCCGGAGTGACACACTGCAACCCCTGTGCAGCCTCGGGATAGAAGTGACCGGTGAGGACTACTTGCTCCACAGTTGGCGAGTTTGTCAGCACGTACAGCGTCTGGGCCACAGTCCAGTAATGGCCGGCATCTACTGCGAGCACCGTCTCCGCCGAAGTGACTCCCTTGAAATTCGTCACCGAGGCGTAACGCTGGAAGTCCTTCATGTCGAAGAAAGTGCCATAGGAGCAAAACTCCACTCCCGGGACCCGGTCAGCCAACAGCTTGAGCTTGTTGTCCTTGAGGCTCACAACTGCAGTTCGAGGCGTAAGAAACGCGGGCAGTACGTCCAGCAGCATGTGCATCTCAAGGGCCTTGTTGGCGCCGTGCGTGTGAGGACGTAGGGCGGTCGAGCTATGTGGCACTCCCAACTTGCTCATGAATGGAGCTAATTCCTCCGGCACGGCATCAGCCCCACGCGTCACCAGCTCGTCGTCTTCAAGGAGCAATCGACCTGAGGCTGGTTGCAGGATGGGATCGCCATGAATCGTGTTCTTGAGGCGATTGAACATTGCTGCGACTCCCAAGCCGACCTGCTTGGTGGGGTCCTCTCTGAGTCGCGCAACCAACTCGGGGGGACCCAATTTGCCGAAGAACAGTTCCCTTGTGATCGTGTCCTGGAACGCGTCAGAATCAAGGACCTCCAACGTTTTGGCCACGTGAACAATGCAGCCCTCGACGTGGAAGTCCCCATCCGGTTGGAGGCTCAGCCTGGCGAATGACCAGTAGCCACGCTCCCAACGGTCCTCGACGAAATCCGCTAGTTGAGCGGCCGTCACGTTTTTCGACGACCAATTCAACTTCTCATGAGGCCCCTCCAAAAGAGCGCGGAGCCCCATCCAGCAGATACCGGGACCTGTGACGTAGCGGGGGGTCAAACCCCACTCTTCCAAGTCGGCAGCGGCATCATCACCGCCGACTAGACCGGGCACTTTGGGATACGCGTTACGTGCCGCGCCCCAGGCCTTACTGATTTTGGGGGCGTACACCCACCCTTGTTTGCAAGTGGCCCTTTCCCACTTGACGTCGACGTAGCGTAGCTTTGGGAAGCGACGCTCCAGTGCACGCACGTGCATGGGTTGGTTCTTGCTGATGAGCTTGCCTGCGAAGGCCAAGTCCTTATCTCTCAGCAACTGGACCCAACACAGTCCAGGTTTGTTCAAGCACAATTTGCGGCGTTTTGCCGCCCTCTTCTTCCACGTGCGCTTTGATCCCGTACCCGGTCTTCTCCCACGGGGAGTGACTCGCTGGTAACGGTCAGGATTGATCAGGCGTAAGTCTGCTTCGATCTCCGCCGCCAAACGGAGAATCGCCCCAACGGAATTGGGGTCTTGTGGCTTCTTCCCCCCTTGCGGGGGGGAGAAAGCTTTGTATGCTCG